TACACAAGTGCAACTGGTATGACAACTGCTCAGGGTGAAGCGCTGGGTGACACTTCCACAAACTCTTTTGCTCAAATGGCTTTCTCGATTGAGAAGTCAACTGTTACTGCTGTATCCCGTGCCTTGAAGGCCGAGTACACAATGGAGTTGGCGCAAGACTTGAAGGCAATTCATGGTTTGGACGCCGAGACAGAACTTGCTAATATTCTTAGTTCTGAAATTCTTGCGGAAATTAACCGTGAGGTAGTTCGTTCCCTGTATGTCACCGCTGTTAAGGGTGCTCAGGTTAATACGACAACTGCTGGTATCTTTGATTTGGACACCGACTCTAATGGTCGCTGGTCCGTTGAGAAGTTCAAGGGTTTGATGTTTGCTATTGAGCGTGATGCCAATGCGATTGGTCAACAGACTCGTCGTGGTAAGGGTAATATGGTCATCTGCTCTGCTGATGTTGCTTCTGCACTTCAGATGGCTGGTGTTCTTGATTACACTCCTGCTCTCAGCAACAACCTAAATGTTGATGACACAACCACCACATTTGCTGGTGTTATGAATGGTCGATTTAAGGTATATGTCGATCCATATTCTGCCAACGTAGCTGCTTCGCAGTACTATGTTGTTGGTTATAAGGGTACTTCTCCTTATGACGCCGGGTTCTTCTACTGCCCATACGTTCCTCTACAGATGGTTCGTGCGGTTGGCGAGAACTCCTTCCAGCCCAAGATTGGTTTCAAGACTCGTTATGGTCTTGCTGCTAATCCTTTCGCCGCCTCTGGTGCGGTTGCGGCTGCTGACTCGGTTAATACCGATGCTTCGTTGGATGCGAATACCAACGCTTGGTATCGTCGGGTTAAAGTTACGAACTTGATGTAAAATCAAGAAGTATAGTAGAGTAAAATTTAGGGGGTGCTTTCGGGCACTCCCTTTTTTTTATTATAAATAGTAATATGGCAACTGCACAATCACCTCTAGCAAGACAACCGGACCAGTTGGATTACGCAAGTCCGACTCAATTTCGTTTTGGTATTCATCAATTACCGAAAGTGGAATTCTTTACAGTTAGTGCAAATCTTCCCGGCATTTCTGCTGGCACTGTTACTTACGCAACTCCATTTAAAGACATTCCAACTATGGGAGAAAAATTAACGTATGAAAATTTATCTATATCCTTTATAGTAGATGAGTATCTAGAAAATTATACTTCACTTCATAATTGGATGGTAGGTATCGGATTTCCAGAAAACAGAGAGCAGTTTCGGACATTCAGAGATGTTACTTCAAAGACTCCAGCTGCCGGAGGTACACCAACAGTAGATAGAATTGGTAAAGCAACTGCTGATAGAGCATTATATTCAGATGCATTTCTTCAGATACTTTCCAATAAAAATAATCCTATTGTTGAAGTGAATTTCGAAAATATGTTTCCTATATCTTTAAGTGCATTAGATTTCACTCAAACTGCAACAGATGTAGAATATATGGTTGCAACAGCGGAATTTGCATATCAAATTTATGAAATAAAAACATTATAAATAGATTTGAGCAGATGCGATAAACTTTAACAGTTTTCAAATCCAAGTCATTAAATGACAATATAGCCAAAGAGAGTAAATCAAAACTCTGCTCACTTTTTTGAAAGAACTATATTTTATGAATTTAGAACAGTTAAAAGAAGAATCAAGAAAAGACCTCATCATAGAGAACGAAGAACAGCTTGGTTCTGAAACCCTAAAAAATCAAAAAATTAAAATAAAGTATCTTGACCAACGGTCAAGATTCCAATTACTATTGCAAAAAGCAAATGGTGATTACCAAAGAATGTACAGACAGAAATGGGAGTACTACGGCGGTAAGTCAGATGCTAAAGTTTATGTTGCAAAACCGTTTGATCTAAAAGTTTTGAAAAATGATTTAGCCATGTATATCACTTCCGATGAAGAAGTTATTTCACTAGCAGATAAAATTGGTTATTTGGAAACTGTAATAAAATATCTCGAAGGAGTTATCAAGTCAATTGATAATCGTGGATGGGATATCAAGAATGCAATTGAATGGAAGAAATTTGAAGCGGGGATGATTTAATGTCTTGTGCTAAATGCTGGATTCCATCCATTACTGATTATATTGGATTTTATGAAAATATAATACCTGATTCTGTTTGTGATAATATTATTGATCATGATTGGAGTATGAGAAAATCTACCTATTCAAATAATGAGGGCAAATCTAAAACAAGTGATGAACGTGTTGAGATGGATGAAGTATGGGTTATGAAAGATATGCCATATTATGATGATATTAAAAAAGGAGTTTTAAAAACTATAAAAGAATATTCAAATCATCATAAACTCTTTTCCTGTCAACGTCATACAGATTTTAGAATTAACAAATATTCAAAAGGTGGATTTATGTCTGAACATGTAGATAATATACATCACAGTCATGGGCAACAGTATGGGTATCCACAAGTTTCAGTTTTATTATATTTAAACGATGATTATGAAGGTGGTGAATTTTTTGTAGCTAAAGAAATGTTTCTGCCAGAGAAAGGTTCATCAATAATTTTTCCTTCTAATTTTATGTATCCACATGAAGCAAAATCTGTAACCAAAGGAACACGATGGAGTATAGTATCATGGCTGATGTAAAAAATCATGTATGTTTTCCTACATTAATACATGAATTTAAATTAGATATAACTCATGACAAAATGATAGATTATATCTATAGTGTTGAAGAAGCAAAAGGTCAAATACATCAAAGCCATGATGACTTACATACATATGGAATGTTCGAACCTTTGGTAAATGAGCTTAATTTAATACATGATTCCATTCTGCGAAAGCTTGAATATAAATTTGATAAAATAGAAATTACTAATATGTGGTCAAATCATATGTATAGTGGAGATGCACATCCTCCACATACACATTCAAATAATTTTTTGTCAGGAGTTTATTATCTACAATCTTCTGCTGATTCTTCACCTATCCAATTTTTTGATCCAAGAGCACAATCCAGTATTTTAGTTCCACGAAGAGAAAAAGCTAATAAATATAATTCTAATATGATATCATTTATTGCTAGTCAAGGCACTGGTCTAATATTTCCTTCTTGGTTGCAACATTGGGTTCCATCAACACAACATGAAAGAATTAGTGTATCATGGAATGTGTTAGTACGAGGCCATTATGGTGAGCCTAAAACTTTTCAAAATGCGTATATCTAAAAAGAATGAAGTCTATCTAATTCTAGAAGATTTAGACCCATCTACATCACAAGAGCTTACAGAATTTTTTACCTTTGAAGTTCCTGGGGCAAAGTTTATGCCTATGTATCGCAATCGTATGTGGGATGGAAAGATACGACTCTTCTCTCCCGGCTCTGGTGAAATTTATGTCGGACTATTACCATACATCAAACAATTTTGTTCTAGAAATCAAATTGAATATATAATAGAAGAGGGAGTAGAAGATGAGCGGACTATTGTACGTCAAGTTGTTAGAGGCTTTATCAAATCGCTTAAACCAAAATCACAGGGAAAGTCTCTCAAAATCCGTGATTACCAAATTGACGCTGTACACCATGCTGTTGCCCGAAATCGTGCTCTTCTCGTTTCTCCTACTGCTAGTGGTAAGTCATTAATAATATATGCACTAGTTCGTTATTATCATATGATGGAACTAAAGACTTTAATACTAGTTCCTACCACTTCTCTTGTTGAACAGATGTATTCTGACTTTGAAGATTATGGCTGGAGTCCTGGCACATACTGTCAAAAAATATATCAAGGCCATGACAGAAAAGTAACCAAAGATGTTGTGATTTCAACATGGCAATCTATCTACAAGATGCCTAAGAAATATTTTGAATCGTTTGGTTGTGTGATTGGAGATGAAGCTCACTTATTTAAAGCAAAGTCTCTTACAGGTATAATGACTAAGTTGCATCGATGTAGGTACAGGTTCGGTCTTACAGGGACGCTAGACGGTACTCAGACGCATAGATTAGTATTAGAGGGACTATTCGGTGCAGTTGAAAATATAACAACAACAAAGGAGTTGATGGATAAAAAAACATTGGCTGATTTAAAAATTAAATGTATAGTATTAAGGCATCCAAATATAAGAGAGAAAATGACCTATGTTGAAGAACTTCAATATTTGGTTACGAATAGCGTTAGGAATAAATTCATTGTTGATTTGTGTCGCAATATTCCTGGCAATACATTATGTTTATTTCAGCTCGTAGAAAAACATGGGCAAGTATTATATGATCAAGCAAAAGATGAAATTAAGGATCGTAAAATATTTTTTGTTTATGGCGGCGTTGATACAAAAACAAGAGAAGAAATTCGAAGTATAGTAGAAAATGAAAAGGATTCAATCATCATTGCGAGTTACGGCACCTTTTCTACTGGTATTAATATTAGGAATATCAACAACATCGTGTTCGCTTCACCGTCCAAGTCTAAAATTAGAGTGTTACAATCAATTGGACGTGGACTGCGTATTAGCGAAAATAAGAATTCCATTCTAGTTTTTGATATAGCTGATGATATATCGTATAAAGAGAGAAGGAATTTTACCCTAACACACTTTACAGATCGAATAAATATCTACAATGAACAACAATTTGCATATGAAATAAGTAGGATAAATTTAAAATGAACACAACTACATCATATAAAGTTATCAAATTAACAAACGGAGAAGAAATTGTTTGTCAATTGGGTGATAATACTGATAATGGTGAGTATAAAATTAATTTTCCTCTCAAAATGGAAGTTCACTCAATGCCGACAAAGGAAGGCACTGTTGATTCTTTAAATCTTAGTCGATGGGTTGGGCCTTACACAGAACAATCTAAATTTTTAATAAAGAGCGATCATGTATTATTGGTTGCTAATGCATCGCCTGGCTTAATCAGATACTATGAGCATGTTATGAAAGAAATTAAACAATTAGATTCTCCAGAAAAAAGAGCATCTTTGGATGATATTAGAAATGAAGATGTATATGATGAATTGTTAGAAGAACTAGAAACAGATAACAATACCATTCATTAACTGACCACATAGTCTATTATACACACTTTTTTTATAATGTCAATTCCCTTTTGTTCCTTGACATTATATAATTTATACTGTATGATGTATCTATAGTAAATAGTTTAAGGAGTGATTATGGCTAAAACTAAAAAAGCAAAAGGTGTGCATTACGTTGATAATAAAGAATTTCTCAAGGCTATGGTTGAGTTTAAAGAAAAATGTAAAGTTGCTATAGAGAATGAAGAAGAACAACCGCCAGTTTCAAATTATATTGGAGAGTGCTTTCTTAAAATAGCAACTCACCTTTCTTATCGTCCCAATTTTATTAATTACACATACAGAGATGAGATGATATCTGATGGCATTGAAAATTGTCTGCAATATGTTTCAAACTTCAATCCAGAAAAATCAAATAACCCATTTGCATATTTTACGCAAATTATCTACTATGCATTTCTTAGAAGGATTGCAAAAGAGAAAAAGCAAACTCATGTCAAAAATAAAATGATAGAAAATTCTCAATATACATCTTGGGTAACAATGGATGGCGATGATGCATCATATTCTGTTATAGGATTTGATCCTAATGTTATGCTTCCAGAAGAAGATGTATACAAACCAAAAAAGAAACCCTCAGTAAAAACAAAAGGCCTTGAGACATTTATGGAAGATGATGATAT